CCCACCAGCGCGATGATGCCCTGGCAGAGCGCGAGTACAAGGTTTTTGCCGACCTCTAAAATTTCGTCGCTGTGGTCGAGGATGGCCATGCCGAATTTGGTGACCATCTGCGCGGCAGCCGAAATCAGCGTGGGCAGGTTGTTGTACAGGCCCTCGGCCAGTGAGCCGACAAGCTGCAAGGCCACGTCCAGCAGGTCGCCCGCGTGCTCGCCGATGTACCCGCAGAGCTGCGCGACAATCTCGGTCGCGCTCTGCATCAGCGACGGGATCCGGTCGGTCAGGCTTTGCGCCAGATCGCCGACGATGCTCGCCGCCGCCTGCGCCATCCCGGCAGGGCCGTCATTTTGCAGCGCCTCGGTCAGCCGGGTCACCGCATCGTTGCCGAAGCTGACAAGCTGCGTCAGGCCGCCCTCCATGCTGTCATACAGCAGAATCCCGAGGTTCTGCACGCTGGTCTTGAGCAGCCCGGTCTGGTACTCCATCGTGTCCGCCATCGTCGCGTAGGCATCCGCGGTGGTGCCGGTGGAGGTTTGCAGGGTTTCGAGGTTCGCGTTAAAGGTCTCGATGCCCTGCGAGGCGATCGCGCTGGCGGCCTTGCCGGCCTCGGCGGAACTCCACAGGTTGATCAGTGCCTCGCTGTTGCCGCCCACGCTGTCCGAGAGGATCTCCAGCACGTCGCCCAGGCTGTAGCCCTCGTTCATCAGCTCGCCGAAGCTCTTGCCGGTCTTGTTTTTGATGATCTCGCCCACGTCGCTGCCCGAGTCGCCCAGCTCCTTGAACATACTGGACAGGTAGGTGGTCGATTCGGCGGTCGAGATGCCGTTTTTGGTCAGCGAGATATAGCTGCTCTCGAGGTTTTCGAGGCTGATGCCGTAGGCCGAGGCGGTCGCGATCGAGCGGCCCATGTTGCTCGCAAGCTCGTCCACGGTGGTCACGCCGAGGTTTTGCGTCGTGATCAGGCTGTCCGAGATGTGGTCCACATCGTCCAGGCTCAACTTGTAGGCGTTCATGGCCGTGGTCAACGCCGAAACGGCCGAATCGGTACTGGTAAAGCCCGCCGTGGCAAGCTGCGACGCAGACGCTACCACGTCCAGCGCGTCGGCGGCAGCAAGGCCGGTGGCCGAAATGACGCTGTAGGTGGCCTCGTTGATGCTCGCGGCGGCCTGCCCGGTCTTGTTGGAAAGCTCAATTACCGCGTCGCTGTAGTCGCTCAACGCCTGCTCGCTGGTCTGTGCGATGCTTTGCACCTTGGCAAGGCTCGTCTCGTAGGCCGTGCCGATCTCATAGGCCGCGCTGACGACCTTTTCCACGGCCTGCACGGCCGTTTTTGCGAGGTCGGCCAGCAGGTTGCCCGCCGCCACGCTTAACGCAGACATCCCGGATTGTATGCCACTTGCGTCCAGGCTGGTGTCGCCGTTTACGGTAAAGTCTGCCATTGCCTATCCCCACCTCCTTTAGGGGTGAGCACAGGCACAGGGCACACGCTCAAATATTCAGTTCAAATTCCCGCTTGCAATCGGGGTTTTTGCATTTGATCCACACGCCGTGCGCGGTGGCGGTTTCGTCCGCCCACGCCGCCGAAGCGCGCCCGCAGTGCGGGCAGCGCACCGGTGTGCGGATATTTACGGATTTGTTTCCGGATTCATTTCCGGAATTTTGCGAGAAATGCGGCCTCGCGCTCCTCGATGGTTTTATAATGCGGCTCACCCCCGATCTCGCCGGGCAAAGCGTAGTAGCGGCGCATCTGCTTGTAGAGGGCTTTGGTTTTGTCCGGCATATCGTGCAGGTCGGCCGTGCGATACTCCATGATCTGGGTGAATGTGCACTTGGGCAGGCCCTCGAACAACGCCCGGAAACGCCACCAGTGCAGCTTTGTGTCCTTGTCGGTCAGGTCGATGCCATACGCCTGCGCAAAGGCTGCCACGATCAGCGCGCCGTCCACCTCAAAGTCGTAGGCGCGGCCCGCGCCCGGGTCAATGCCGGCCGAGCCGCACGCCTTGACGCGCTCCGCTTCGGCCTTGGCCTCGTCCTCGGTGCGCCCGCAGCGGTAGAACCACATCACGGCCTTAAACGCTTTGACCGGGTCGAGGCCGGGGCGGGTCGCGTCCGAGGCCAGCGTTTCGCCCAACGTCTGGTTCACAAACGCATTCACGGCCGCTTCGTCTTTCATGTCCACCCGGAACATCCGGTTTTCCAATCGCACATAGGGCCGAAAGTCGGTGCGCACCGGGTAGCCCAGCGCGATGCCCGGCAGGTGGTCCGCGATCAGGCAGGCCATTTACTGCCCCGCCTTGCCGCTGCGCAGGCTGCGCACGTAGGCGCGGCGCTGCTCGCGGTTCATCGCGTTAAAGTTGACCGGGGCGGGGGAATGCGCAGCAGAGCCGCGATCGATCACCTCTCCGACGCCTGCGGCGTCACCTCCCCTTGCCAGGGGAGGCAGGGCGTTCGCCTCGGTGGCTACCTGCATTTCCTGCTGCAGCGTCTCCATCTCCTGCCGGGCTGCGTTCACAGCGGCAAAAAACTCCTTGCACAGGCGGGTCATGCCCAACAGGTCGCCGATGTCCACGCCCAACGCCGTGTCGTAGTCCTCGCCCAGCAGCGTGGCCAGCAGGTTGTCCATGATGCTGCACTGGGTGCGGATGTTCTCGGCCATGTGCTCCATGTCCTGCGGGCGGGTGGCCTCGTACTGCTGCGTGCGCCGCTGGAACTCGGTCATCGCGTCGGCCAGCTTCTGCGCATCCTCGGCCGTGAAAGGATTAAACGGAAACTCTACGTTGCGAATTTTCATGTTGATAACCTCCGAAATTCAAATTTGCCTCCCCTGGCAAGGGGAGGTGCTGAGGCGCAGCCGAAGCGGAGAGGTTTTCGATCGCGGCTCTGCTGCGCACTTCTTACGATCATCCGGCTCTTCGGTGCTGCCCCGAAGCATTCTGTTAGCCGTACAAAAATCCCCCGGCGGGGAGGAAGAAAAGGAACCCACCGGGGGCGGAGATGGTTAAGAAGCTGCCGAGTAGGTGTACTCGTCCGGCGCGCCGATGCTCTTCAGGTCGGCGGCAAAGCCCGCGTCATTGCCCGCGGCACCGGATGCGTCGGCGGTCACGATCAGGCTGGCCGTGCCCTGCTCGCCCTTGCCGGTGCGGCGGGAGATCCAGACATAGGGCACGATCACGTCCTGGCCGATGCCATAGCGGATCTTGTGCGAGAGCGCAAAGTCCTGGAACGCGTCGCCCACATAGCGGTCGCCGGAAATGGAGAACGTGCGCTGCACGCTGGTCTTGAGCGTGGCGGTGCCTGCGCGGATGTAGGTCTTGTCGGTGGTGCCGCTGTTGATCGCGCCGGAATGCTCGGTCACGTGGTCCTGGCACACGATGTAGGCATCCGGGGTGGCCTGCTTGTCCGCGTCGGTGCAGATCGCCAGCACGAAGTCGTCCGCGGTCTCAACGCCGGTGTAGGATGCGTCCGGCGTGATCGTGGAATTTTTGAAAAGTTCGGAAATGGTCATAGAAAAGCTCCTTTCTAAGCGTCCCCTTTAGGGGAAGAGGGCCACGAAGTGGCGCAGGGGTGTAACGTTGCGGGGTATCGCTTTCATAAAAACGCTCACGGTTGCGTTTGCCTGCTCTGGTCATAAAGCAGTTGAATTTGAATCTGCCAGCGGGCCGCGCCCTGCTCGTTGGTGTAGACGTACCCGCTGTCGGTCACGGCCACGCGCAGCGGCGTGCGGCCCGGGCCGAGATCGGGCAGGTTGCCGCTTGCAGATTGCGCCTCGATCCACGCCGTGAAACTATCCCAGAACGCGCTGTTTTCGGCGTTCAGCCACACGTCCGGGCCGTACTCGGCGCGCGAGGCGATCAGGTAGTTCTTGATGCGCCGCGTGCCGCCGAAATACTGTTTCACGATGGGGTCGGTGGGCGAATCCTCGATCGAGAAATTCCCCGCGCCCTCGGGCAGATAGTTGATGCGGAACGACACGCCCTCGCCCAAGCTATCGGCCACCAGCGGGCAGGTTTTCAGCCATTCCTGCATGGCCTTTATCATGGAGATTGAAGTCATTTACGCATCGCCTCCTTGATGCAGGCCGTGCCGAATTTGGCGAAGTGGTCTTTGTGGTCGGCGATGGCGCGCTTGCCCCAGTAGGATCCGCGCAGGCCCTTGGTGTAGCCGCCCGCCTGATAATACCGGCTCTTCGCGTAGGGCGTGTTGTACACGAGCTGGCCGCTTTCGAAGTCGCTGGCCATCGCTACGCTCGATTTCAGCATACCGGTTTGGAACGGCACGTATGGCTCGATCTTGCGTGCGACTTCCATCGAGAACTTCGCCTGCGCCTTGGGCCATTTGCCGTTCACGCGGGAGACGAAATCCCGGTTCCACGCCACACGGGCGCGCACGGTCACGCCGTCCTTTTGGATCAGGATCTCCCGCGCCGCGGGGGCATCGATGGTCTGTGTGGTTTTCGCCATGTCGATCAACCTCCCTCGGCGTAGAGATGCGGGAATACGGTGTCGCGGTGGTCGTGCCAGCCGGTCACCTGCACAGCGTTCCCGGCTTTGCGGAGGACAGAAATGTCCTTAGCAGAAGCAGGCATTGTTTCGGGCTCTCCGGGCAGGATGTAGGTCTCCCCGTCCAGCGTCCACGCATCCGCGCGCGCAGCCTCGTCCAGTGCCGCCCATGCGGCGGGGGCGAGGTAGCCCGGGCAGCTTTCCACGGGCAGGCGAATTTTGGTCTTGCCGCTGGCGGTCTGGCCGCTCTTTTCGGCCTGCACGCCGTTCTCGGCGTACCAGCCGCAGCCCGCGAACACGTGCGCGTACAGCCGCGTTTCGTCGGTTTTGCCGTCGGTGACGGTGTTCACCAGCGTAAGCGTTTTGTCGCAGCCGAACATCAGATCACCCCCGCATACAGCAGGCCATACGGGTCGCTGCCCAGGGCGATTTCCAGCGCGTTCCGGCAGGCTGTGCGCGTGCGGTAGCCGCTGCTCTGCGCGTCCACGGCGTAATACTCGCTGTAGCCGTCGGTCGTGGCGGCACCGCTCAATCCCGCCGCAGCGCGCTGCAACCCGAGGCCGCTCTGGTACAGCAGGTCAGCAATCTGGATGCAGGCACTCACAAGCGGTTCTTTCAGCTCGTCCGGGTGCGCGGCCAGCGCAGGGGCGGCCCGGCCATAGGTGAGGCGGTCGATCTGACGCGACGCCCGAAAGCCCCAGACCTCGTACTGGCGTTTGGTCAGACTGCCGCCCGCGGCCTCATAGGCCGCAAAGTCGGCGTACAGCATGGGTTATGCCTCCACACGCTTGATGTACAGCGTCTGGGGCTTGGAGACCTTGAGGCCGTACACCTTGCGGCCCTGCACGGCAGATGCGCCGATGAAGTTGCCGCTGCCCGCGAGGTCCTGAATGTGTACGGGCACCTGCCACTCCTGCACGCGGTGGCACCAGTTGGGGTGGCCCGCGATGAACTCGGTGGTGGTCTTCTTGCCCTCTACGCGGGTGGTGCTCTCGTAGTCCATGTTGTTGGATTCCAGCACGTTGAAGCCCGCGATACGGCCGATCACGCCCTGCTGCACGAGGTTCTGCGCCAGATCGCCCTGCTTGATGAAGTGCTCGTCCAGCATCAGCACCTCGAGGTACTCGGGTGCGACGATCAGCCAGCGGCCCTCATTGGGCACGCCCTTGCGGCTCAAGGTGCGCTTGGCGGCCAACACTTCCTTGTAGGCGGTGGTCTCGGTGCAGGCGGTCTTGGTGGCTGCCACGGTCGCGCCGTCCGCGCCCTCCAGCACACCGATGGACTCCTTGTCCAGATCCAGTGCCAGAGAGTAACCGGCGCTGTCCAGACGCTCGGCCACGATGCCGTCGGGCACGCTGGCTGCGTCGAAGCCGTCGATCAGCTCGTTCACGGCCTTGTCGCGGTCGATCGCGAGGTCGAGGTAGGTGGTGGTGCCGGTGGCGAGGTCTACGCCCTTGGCCTTGTCGTAGTTCTTGATCTCCACCTCGGTGTCACGCACGGGGATCTTCACGTTGCCAGCCTTGGGGCTGCCCTCATAGCGGCTGTTAAAGACCAGATTGTCGCGGGTGACCAGCGTGTTGCGCAGCTTTGCGTCCACGAGGGAAGAGTAACGCTGCTGATTTTCATGTGCCATAGTGAATTCCTTTCCGCAGTAGTTGCGATTTTACAGTTTCATGCCGGGGTTCAGTTCCGCAAACGCAGTCTCGACGCCGTCGGTGCTTGCGCTGCCGCCCGTGCCGAACTCCGCGCCTGTGTTGATGAGCATCCCGGTCGAATTTTGTGCGCTCGAAGCAGCCGGTGCGGCGCTTTCGAATGCCCAGGCATTTTCCGCGCTCAACTTGTCCAGTGCCGCCTTGATGTCGGCGGTGCGGTCCTTGGAGGCTTTCAGTGCGGCCAGATCCATCATGCCGCGGATCGCGTTCACGTTGCGGCCCTTGGCATCGCGAATCGCGCCGTCCAGCGCGCCGTTGAACTCAAACTCGTCTTTCTGGGCGGCCATGTCGGCGGTAAGCTGCTGAATTTTTCCCTGCAGCTCGGCCACATTCACGCCCTCAAAGGCTTTCAGACCGTCCTGCGCTGTCTTGAGCTGGGCGGTTGCCTCGTTCAGTTGGGTCTGCAGCGTGGCGGCGGCGGACTTTTCGCGGGTGACGTCCTTCCCGTTTTCGTCCATCAGCCAGTCCAACTGCTCTTTGGTGATGCCGGGGATCTTGGATTGTACTTCTTCGCGCTTCATAAGCTGCTCCTTTCATCTGGCCTCCGGTTTGGTATCGCGGTTCGCTCCGCATCGAGGCTGGCACAGTTTAACGACGTGTCAGGGTCATGTTAAAGGGTGATGTTACGGGGGTATGTTTTTGGGCAAAACAAAAGCGCCACCGCTCCAAAGAGCGATGACGCTAAAGTATTAAGTTGAGGAAATCACCAAGAAATGCAGGTGCATTCGTCTGCAATTTCGTTCAGCGAATGACCATCAAAAAAAGGCGTATCCATGACGGCATCAAGGCTGTACACAAGCTGTTCATTCCCATCAAACCACAGAAGATACGAATAGCCGGTTTTCTGTGAATAGTACGGATCGATATGTCCCTCTTTGCCGCGATACTCGAAAGTCAGCATAGAGGCGCATTTTTTGACGTAATCTTGGATGATTTTTGCGTTTTTCATAGAATGTCCTCGTTTTCTAAACGCTCTTTGGCGGTGAGCTCACGGCTTTCACCATGTACAGGAATACCTTTTTCGTTGAGGGTGTAATCGTGCGCGTGTTCGCCGTGGTTGCCCATAGCTTCTTCTTTTTTGTGTCCATGGCCGTTGTTGCTGATCTGCTTTGTTTGCTTGCCATCCGGCCCATAGTAATTTCGATCAATTCCGCCGCGACCATTGGTTTTCTGTGTAATACTGTTTGGTGTACCCGTAAGCGAAACTTCATTCACTTTAAGTATCGTCTGTCTGGCTGCATTTGTCAACGTGTTTTTTCTCGCCGTCCACGCCGCCTTGCTCGCCTCACTCCGCCCAAACCCGGCCACGCTGGTGCGCGCGCTCGAATCAAACGGGTACGCGCCGGTGTCCTGGATGAACTGCGAGAGCTGCTGCCGCGCCTGCTTGAGCTTCACGGCTGCCTTGGTCGTATCCACCCCGGCGGCATCTTCGGCCAGATAGGTGCGCTTCGCGGCTCTCACTTTTCGCTCCGCCGCGCGCTGCATCTGGCTGATCTCGTACTCCGAGTACATCTCGCCGTTGTATTCGATCGTCTTGGCGTTTAGCTCTTCCAGCTCCGCGTCCGTGTGGTTCGGTGTGGAAAGCCCCGGCCAGAACGGCCAGAAATCATGCCGACAGTTCCAGCCGCAGAGGCCGTCGCCGCTGCCGTAGTGCGTGGCCGAGACAAAATCCGGATAACGCACGCCCTGATACGTCATCGCGCCGCCGCGGTGATACTGCCTCCCCTGCCACAGCGCGTGCTCGGGTCGCGCGCCCGCGTGGGCCGTGACCTCCACGAAGTCGCAGCCCACTTCGTCCATGCGCGCGATCTGCAGCTTGGCCGTGGTCTGGTGCACGCCGGTGAGCACCGCGCGCCGCACGGCGACTTCCAGCGTGTCCTTGTGGCCGGACGGATACGTAATGCCCTTGATGCCACCCGCCGCCAGCCCGTCTACGGCGCGTTTTACGGCCGTTTGGTAGTCGAACGCCCCACTTGTTACCTGCAGCCACGCGCGGTCACAGGCGGCCTCAAATTCGCCGCTGACGGTGCGCGCCGTGGTGGCGGTCAGGTTCTTCCACGTTCCGGCGGTCTGTTCGTAGCCCGCGTTCAGCAGGTTCAGCAGGGCGGGGGATTCGTTCACGGGCTGCGGGCTTGCCCCGGCGGCCTTGTGGATCTTGTCATCCGCGGCCAGACTGTCCGCCCCGGCCTGTTGCAGCAGGCGGCGGATCTCTTTGTCGCTCTTCTTGCTGTACTTGGCCAGCGTGCGGGTCACGTCCTGCCGCACGGCCGCACTTTGCTCGTACCGCCACAGTTGCCAGTCGGCGGTCTCGGTCACCGTGTCCATTTTGGCGATGCGCCGCGCCACGTCCTGAAGTATATCGTCCTCCACGGTCTGCCAGAGGCTCACAAGCTCGTCCGGCAGGGTGTCCAGATAGCTCGGCGAGAGCATCAGGCATCACCGCCCGGGAAGAAAGAGATCGGCTCGTTTGCGCCGGTTTCGTCGCCCGCTTCCTGCACGGCCTGTTTGGCCTCGGCCTCGCTCATGCCGTACCACTCCATCAGGTAGCGGTATCTGGGCAAAAAGCCGTCCAGCGCGTCCTGCTT